GGTCAACGCGGCTCACGAGATGCTTACCAGGAACCATATACGGGGCGGTAAGCTGATTCTCCCAACCTTCAAGCACGCCACAAGCCAGCCACTTCCAATCCAAGAGGTAGATCGGGTCCTGGACATCAGCGTCAAGGTGAGGAACGTAGATCAACGGCGAACCCTTGAACACGGCGCGGCCACCCTGGCTATCCAAGTCCTGGCCGAGGTTCATGTTCTGAGCTTCGAGAAGCTCTTCGCACAAGCCGATGATGTTATCACCGCAGTAGATACCGTTCTTCATGGCACCAAGCTCAGGTTGAGCGTGGGAAACCACCGAGCGGAATTGAATCTTGCGGTGCATCTTACGCAACTTGCGAATCAGGTCCTCGGGTGAAACCGTAGCATACGTTCCCGAGTAATTCGCCCAACGCGGTTGAAGGGCAGTCGTAATACCAGCACGACCAGCAGTGAAACCACTCGGCTCCCCACCCTTGAAACCTTCAGAGGCGTTTTTCACAACCCAATAGGCGACACCATACGGAGTCTTGGTGTCGGTGCTATCTTCAGGCTTGCCCCAAAGGACAGCTTCGAGATACTCGAACAAGCTGACCATCATGGCAGTGTAGCGAGACTGCACGAGATCGACGATGGCGACTCCACCACGCTGGAAGGCAGCTTCGCGCTTGTCGAAGATGTAGTGCGCGTTGATGTGACGCGGTTCAACACTACCCTTAATCATCGTGTCCGTGACGGACGATCCATCAGTCTCATACAACTCAACAGCACGAGCGCTGTGGTTGTGGTCAGTTTGGGCCTCGAACTCCCAATTCAACCCGCCGCTGAATTTCTTCTGGCGAGTCTTCCAAATTTCACGAACTGCGACGTGATCCGTCAAGTCCGTTTGCAAGTCAAGAAACGCGCCGCGCTTGATGAGATTCTGCTGCGTAAGTAGCACGGCATCATCGATATCTGAAAATTGCAAGCCTATAGTACACCTATCCTAAGCATTTGCTCTGTTTGTTTGTTGAAAATTCATCACGTAATGCAACGCATCAATGAGCAACTCTTCCGAATCACGGAAAAATCCAAGCCCCTTGTTGCAATTGCCACAAAGCCAGCCACGAAACTCTCCGGTCTCATGGTTATGGTCCATGTGAAATTTCCCGGTACACTCAACATCGGGAACTCCACATATCGCGCATCGGCCAGTGTACGCATTACGAATTACATCGATAGTCGCGTTACATCGAGCATAGCCGTACTTCTTTGCGTGATGCTCAGAAGTCTGCAATGCAACAACGAACCTATCGGCTTTGGCGTGGCACTTCTTGTAGTACGCCTTCATATCTGGATGTCGCCGCCTCCATTCTCGGGTATTCCTGCGAGCTTTCTCGGCGACCTCCGGGTTCGCATGGTATTTCACCTTCATGCGGTCAAGATTTTGTTGTTTTTTTTCTGGATTAGACGAAAGCCATTTCTGCTGTTTGTCGCAAAGACATGACTTGCACTGCCTGTTTAGTCGCGTCACTGCAACGCCACTGCGATCCCTATCGGTACGACTGGGGAATTCCCCAATCAGCTTCTCGATTCCGCATTTCGTGCAGGCTTTAATCTTATCCATGACTATTTCCCAGCAAAATACTTTGCGTCGAGAATACCAGCAATCTCATCCACCGGAGTTAACTTTGACTTTTCCGCTTGCCCGCCAGCACGAGCGATATGCTGCTTGCTGCGCTTGGCGAGATCGCTCGACAAACGCTTTTCGTGAGCCTTCAGATAGTCATCCTTCAACACAAGCCGCGCAGCCGCGTCGAAAACGCTCTCGCGCGACGGGGACTGTTGACCGGAGGCTTTGTAACCGGCCATCAGGACCGCGACTTGGTTGGCTAACTCATCACGCTTCGCAAGTTGCGAACTTCCACGAGAGAGAGAACCGTAATTCCCGTCTCCGAGGGATTCGGAAAAGTCCTTGCCTAATTTGGCGACTTGTCCGTCAAACCAAACTTCTACATCGTGAGCGGCCCGACGTTGGCTAGCTTGCACGGATTGCTTCTGATGTGACTGCATTGATTCCAATGCAGCCTGTTGCTTCTTAATGACAGCAACTAGACCATCGTACATCTTGATGGATTCGGCGTCGTACACATCCGGGTCGAGCGGCGGAAGCGCGGCTAGCGGATCGTCCTTCTCAGACTCAGCGACTTTTGCGGCAGCCTGCTGTCTAGCCTCGATATTATCGAGAACCCTATTCAGCGCTGCTTCACTTCCAAACGCTCGGATATCTTCAGGCGACATACCAGCATAAATAGCTCGTATTGTCGCGTCGTCACTTATGACTGGAACTATTTTCTCAGTAACCTTTTCGGGCTCCAGGACCTTCTCGGACTCCAGAACCTTCTCGGGTTCCGCGACCTTCTCTGGTTCCAAAACCTTTTCGGGCTCCGAAACCTTTTCGGGTTCCGCGACCTTTTCTTCCGGTTTCGCCCCATCCTTGATTTCAGGTTTAACTGCAGCAGATTCGACTGCCGCGTTGAGATCAGCAACAGTAGCTTCGTCAAGTGCCATTTGGTTCTCTCTTCTTCTAGCAGTAACTTGATCTGTTCACCAAACCACGAACTTTGAGGGCGTTCCTCTGATGACTAGCATTGCGATAAACAGGGTCGCCATCCGAAGTCACTTCAGTCGGTACGCCGCTCTTCTGAAGAAACTCCCGCAACTCATTTGCCTGAGATGGATGCACTCCACTTGCTACACATGCAATGGGCCACTTGGCCTCAGTCGCACGACGCTCAGCAGGAGCTTCCCTCTCAACGACGGAATCAGATTCGGAATCATATCGAAAAAATCGACCCATAGCACCTATTATACCACGCGGATGATTTTTTCGCAATAGTCGGAATAATCCAGCAATTACTCACCACCCTCTTGGGCCAGTAGTTGCTGGGTCAAGGTGGCATCTGCCCCCTGGCGGCTCATTCCGGGCCGACCAATGCGCTCCTCTGTCCTGACTGTATTCGCAGGTTTCATTTGCCTGCCCGGAGACGGGGGGGTCGCGCCCACAGGGCCAATCGGCTCAACAAACTCGACAACTTCGTTCAATTCCGGGAAATCGGAATACTGCGCGACCATTGCCATGATCTTCCTGGCATTGATAGAACCGGAACTCTGTTCAATCATTGGACCAAGAGGAATGACGTACTGAGCCATAATAGCCCCGAGTTTCTGGAGCCGGGCACCAGGAGAATTATCCTGAAGGGAATAGATGTCAATTTCGAGATCGTACTCATCGAGATCGCCGCGCTTCTGGTCCCTCCCGAAATCCACTGGAATCGACCTATCGGCTCCCGGAATCGGTTTCTCAAGCATCCTTCGCTTGATTGGATCGTTCCATTCGTAGAACGCCAACGCCCGAAAAATCTTGCGAATTACCTCTACGGTTTTGTCGGACATATCCCTCATCTGAGAACTAGCTGCCTCGTTTAGCAACTTGTCTTGACCGAGAGTTGGGGTCTGTGTCCCAAGTCCTCCGAGTTGGTCGAGATTACCGCAGTAATATGAGAACAGTTCCTTGCACTGCAAGTAGAACGCCAATGTCTTGGCGTCAACACCGCTGGTCTTGAGTTCAACAGGAGGCACTCCAGTATACCGAATACCGGAACCATCCTGGGCAGCCTTGAAATTAAGCGCAGACTCGTCATCCCCACCCTGAAATCCCATTACACTCTTCGCGGCCTCTGCCTGCGCACCCAGTTTTCGGAAGACGGTATTGGAAAGTTCATGGAGATCACGCCACAACGAAACTGGAGGAAGAGGGAGCAGATTTCCGGGAACGTCGGAATATCCCAGTTTGTAGTAAGGCCCACACTTCGGACCAGTCCACTCCACTACCTTCAGGAGCTCCTTGCTGAGAGTGCCCATCGTAAGCAATAGACCCTCTCGGGGAAGCCACACATCGCGCAACCAAGTTCGCTCGCGATACGGAGTAGCGGAACTTGCAGCCGAAATTCCCTCGGCTCTTTGTTCACCTTCTGGTCCAATAGTAGTGTACTCATCTGGCTTCAGCAAATCCTT